TTCTAGCTCCCAGTCTCCACTAGAGATAGCTGAAGTATTAAAAAATGGAATCTCAACATTTACTTTTACAACAGTACCCGATGTATATTCAACGATCCTTGCTCTTCCAAAACCATTCTTAACATTAATATATTGATTTACATTGCCACTTGCAAAAACAGAACTACCAGCAGTTATTGTAGACGTACCATCAATAGAGGAGGGCGTTATAGTTGCTGAAGGTTCTGATAATGATTTAGTAAAGGCAAATTTTGGTGAGGTTAACGATACAGAACTTACAGTCCATGTTTGATTGTTCGCACCCCTTACCACAGATAAAGGCGGTAAATCTTCATGCATTAAAATTAATGTGTCCGCTGATTGAGTAAAAGTTAAAGCATCTAACGATATATCGCCTAGGGTTATAGTTACATAATCATCTGTTGTCGAGTTTAGATCTTCAACTAAAGATCCGTTATAAAACACAAACATACGAGCGTTATTTGAACTACTGGTTGAAAGTTTTACAAACACTAACATAAAAGAATCTACTGCTGAAAATTCAAAAGGAATCAATCGTATTCCTTGTTGAGCTGTTATTCCTGATCCCAGATGAGATGTTACATCTAATAAAAATTGAGTACCTGGCCTTCTCTCAATCGCACCTTGAGGAATACATACAATGTTCGTTGCTTTCTCTAATCCCGCTGCATATTGAGCAATATCAACTCTTCCTTTAACTAGAGGATCAAATTCGCCCATAGTAAATGATGACTGGTATTGTATAATCCTACTCATGAATCTCTAACCTCTGTAAGAATATATTTAGCAATAACAGGTGAGGCCTCTCCAGCTCCGTCTAAGTTAATGGCGGTTCTAAAGTAACCTCCTCGATTATTATCCGCAGCTCCCCCTAGAGCAATCTGTTTATAGTATGCACCTTTCTCAGTTTGATCCGTAATCGTTTCTGCTAAGTTCCAGGCTAATTGATACACTAATAATTGTACAAAATATGTCGGGAGTTTTCCTTCAACAATTTCTTGCTGGTAATCTACAAAAATAGAAGTGTTGTCAGTTAAAAGTGTTTCGCCTTGAATGGTCCAATCAATAATGGTTGAAGCACCTTGAGCATTAGAACTATAGACCGCCCTCGGCACACTATTAATCATATCAGGTGGTAACGAATACTGATAAAGATAATGAGCAGTAGGAGCTGTCGATAATCGAGCTAACTCCGCTTTTTTTAAAGTAAAAGTCCAAGGATATAATCCAAGGGTCGTTGTTTTTATTTTGGGATAAATAATATCTAAAGCATTACCAACCGCTGTTCCGTTAGAAAAACTAGCAATCGTATCAGCACCAAGTAAAAGTAAGGCCTGATTTGCAATGCTTACTTGAGTATCTCCTGATGCCATAAAAAAATCCTTTATTAAAAGTAGGGAGCCGAAGCTCCCCACAGTTTCGTCTATTAGTCTGCGTCAGCTACACTAAGTGCTGTTCCGTCACTCACATCAACTACTCCAGAAGCGTTGCTTAATACAACGACTAGAGAAGCAGTAGGTGTGTTTGAATCATGAACATAAATTAGATCACCAACTTTTACTTCATCAGATACACCATTAAAGTAAGCTGATGTGTTCATTGTTGCTAGGCTATCCGTAGTGGTATAAGACCACATTTGGGGTGCAGAACCTCGTTTGCTCATGCCACCAATAGGATTCCATCCTGCTCTTGCAAATGCCATTTTATTTTCTCCTTTCTATATTATTAAGATTCACGACAAACTATGGAAACCTGACCATTTACATCAATGGTTCCCGCTCCAGCAGCGTACATCGCTGAAACTAAGAAAGACGTTTTCTCAGGAATATAGTTAATTTCCGTTTTAGCTGCCATTCCTACCGCACAGGCAAGAGATGATTTATGAAGTGCAAAACAGAAACGATCGTTAGATCCGTCTTTTATAAGGCCTCCTTCTGTCATATCACCAAGTACATGAACTTGCATACCTAAGAAAGTATTAACTTCCCCAGCTACTAAGGCTTTTATTGTTTGGAAGTCAGAACTAATCGCTCTTTCATCGGCTAACAACGAGGCTAAACTATTCGCATGAATAATTAAATGACGATCAGTTGGAGGTACGTTTTTAGCATCAAGGCCTTTTTTAGCCGCTAAGATCTTTGCGACATTCAAATCTGATGCGGATGACCCTGAAGTATTAACAGTATTGGCTACAGTAGTAGCAGGAGATCCTGCTTCTAAAGCATCAATTAATACCTGTGTTTCTCTTCTTGCAATCGCATTTCCGAGCATTGTTGATAATTCAGATCTCTCATCATAAGAAACTTTTTGGTTATCAAAAATATCGGAATATTCCGCTGCAATATAGTTGCTTATGCTTACTTCTATTAACTCTGAAGCTACGTTAAGCGGCACTACATCACTTTGTGGGTTTCTAATGCTACTAGTACCAGATGCAAGTTTTGGAAATTTTACAGAACTACCAACAACTCCTTCTCTCATTCTAGCAACGCCTTGTAAAGCTCTCGCACCTTGATAGGCCTGATGAACTTCCGAGGCAAACAGCGTTTCAAACGCTGGACTTAAATTTGTGGACATAAGATTTACTCCTATTTAAAGTTAAACAAAAAAATTTATTCGTCTAAGGTTGTAGGAATAATCCCGCCTGACTTTAGGTATCGCCTAATCCGATCTCATTTCTGAGAAGCCAAACTAGCTCTGATTTTTTTCAGAGTTATTAGTTAATACTATTTATAAAACATATCAGCGTAAATTGCAAATAAAAAGTAACATCTAGGTTTTATCAAAATAACGATGGTACGTTTTCTTCATAAATTTCTTTATAAACGCTTTGATCCAAGACCTAAGATAAAACTTTGCAATTCGTATTGGAATGAGTAGCGGGGTTGTCAATATATCAAATATAAGTAAAAAGACATCTACTCCTGCATCAATGATATTATCAGCATCTTTAAATTTTTGTTTTATTTTAGCGAGTAATTTCATCGTTTTGCTCTATTTTTAGATCTTGATAATACTTTTAAATTTGAGCGAGAATTGTTTTGTGGGTTGCCATCTTTATGATCAATATCTTTATTATCATTTTTACGAACTAACCCTTCCTTCATTAATAATCTTCTCGCTCTATTTCTCTTACTTCTGTCATTAATAGATTTTTTTGAAGATTGAAATTTTTTATATTCTTGTTTGTAGTTTCTCATCGCTTATTGTAAAACTCCTCAAAATCTCGCTCTACTTTTTTTCTAAATACAGGGTCACTAGCATACCGAGGATCCGCAACGAGTGATTTTAATTCATCCTCATCCATGCCTTGCCCAGATACACTTACCGCTGGTATTTCTCTTTCACCCATCATAGATCTAAATTTATTGAGTAAGCGTTGCCCTTCGGCAGTACCACCCCAAACTTCTAACTCTTGATAATCTTCATTAGATAAAACGCCTTTGCTAATTAACGACTTACCCCATTGGACATTAGATTTAATAATACTATCCGCATTTTCTCCAAGTTTTTTCTTTTCTTGTTCTACAGAAATTTCAGCATCTCTTGCAACTTCTCCATTCATCTCAGCAATCTTAGTTGCTAATTCATCAAATGAATCTTGAGAAATATTATTATTTTTAGACCATTCAGCAAAGGTCTGAACTACAGGATCATCATCTGCATATCCTTTTTCTTTAAGTGCATCCAATGCATATTCTTTTGGAGCTTTGTGATCTCCGCCATGCAGTTTCTTTTCTAGTTGAGTATACGATTTTGCAAGGGCCTCAACATCAGGACCTTCTGTTTCATGCCAAAATTTTTCTGGAAATGTATCGGGCCTTTCAAACTCAACGCCATCGATATTTTCGCCTTCAACAATTGTTTCTCCTTCTTTAGCTGACATCCCTTCATCTTCGGTTGTTTTTTCTTCCTCAGTTGCTTCACTCATTAATCCTTGAGATGGTTGTTCTTCTTGTGTTTCTTCTTGAGTTTCTTTTTCAGTTTCATTCATTTTTAGCTCTCCTTAATTTTAATAATATTTCTCTTATAATTGTATTTTGGCCATCACGAAAATAACCAAAACTGCTTTCATACCCTGGAGTCCAAGTAGGTGCATCTAAGTACGTTTTCTTTAGATGTAATAATAATTTCCTGCCATCCTCGGTTGAAAATACTTTGTAATATAATTTATCTAAATCCGTTGGCTCTAGGTGAGCTGTTGGATTCGGAGTAGCATCGAGGCCCTCCCATCCAGGACTATTGATTGACTTCTGCTGGTTGTTGTTCGGTTGCATTTTTAATTTCCTTAATTTCTTAATTTACTTATATAAGCAGATAGTCCTTTTGAAAAATTAGTGGCTTCTGAAGGAGAATCAAAACTTATAAAATCATTCATTTGTATTGCTTTATCCATAGCTTTTCCTAAATCTGTATATTTTTTTAATGCTCCATTTTCCATTCTAATTGTAGGAAATAATATTTCTTTACCTTTGTAATTACCAGAAGCAGTTCTAATACTTTCATTGTCAGCAGTCATTGGTGTCTTTGCATTTAAAGCTCTTTTCATCCACCCTAAATTTTTATAAGATTCATAATTGTAAGTTTTTTGATTGTTAATAAACTCATCTTTCATTAGTA